TATTTATTTGCGTAGTCCAAGGTTTAATCACTTCATAAATCAATATACAACTCTAGCTGATCGCGACTTATTTGAAAGTGAGTTCGTCAGGGCGATTTGGGACAAGCCTGACCTAACTAATGACGAATTGAACTTGTATGTGACCGTGTGTACCAACTACGTGCGCCAAAAACACATCCAGCAGCGCATTGACAAGCTTAATGCACTACTTGACGACCAAGACAACGAAAGAGACATCACAATGCGTCTGACGGAGATTATCAAGGCCACTAGTGATGAACTTAACCAGTGTGAAAAACGAATTGAATCATTGACGAAGGATCTTAATGGATCTAGAACTGCTCGACTAAAAGCCAAAGGAGAAGAAAATGGATCTATCTTTGCTTTGGTCGAAGCATTCCAAGAACGAGAAGAAAGAGACCGTATGATCATGATGGCTGAACTTCAAAACAAATTAATTGAAGAAGAAGCTGACAGATTGGAGAGTATGGACGATTATAAAGCAAGGATCTTGGGAATATCCAAAAAAGAATTATTATGAGTGACTTTGTTTGTAAAGAATGTGGTAAGGCTTACGACAGCCGAAGGGGTTTCCATGCCCACCTAAAAGCACATAGCGTTTCCATAGGAGAGTACTATGTGGAAAATTATGCTAAAAGGGATTTATTTACAAACGAGCTACTAAAATTTAAAAATTACGACCAGTACTTCATGGAAGATTTTAATCAACCAGAGAATTACATATCTTGGTTGAAAACGACTTCACCAATAAAAGCTAAAAACCACCTTATAGAATATACAAAAAGGAAGTTTGGGAATAAAGATGTTAAGTTTACCCCTCCTGATCTTTACTATATGTTAGCTAAACTCCCGAATATAGATTACTATAGGAAAATGTGGAGTTCTTACTCTGACTTTTCAAAAGATTTAGGTATAGAGTCTTGGTTCTCTAAAAACCTACCAAAAGACTTCTGGGAGAAGAACCACAATGACCTTCCTATTTTTGTAGATACAAGGGAGCAAAAACCACTAAAATTTGAAAACGGCGTAAGCAACAAGTTAGACTTCGGTGATTATACAGCCGCAGGTAAATATTACTCAAAAACATTCGTAGATAGAAAAGCACAAGATGACTTCAGACAAACATTCGGGAAAGATATTAAAAGATTTAGGCGGGAAATGGATCGTTGTGTCCAGTTTAATTCTTACATGTTCATTGTTGTCGAGTCTTCTGTTGAAAAAATCGAAGAAGACAACAAAATATCGAAGTTTAAATCGAACTTAGGTTATTTGTGGCACAATGTGCGAGATCTAATGCTCGATTACCCAGAGAATGTACAATTCATTTTTGCATACTCAAGGGCGGGAGCTAAAAAGATAATCCCCAAAATATTATATCACGGCCAAGGCTTATGGCATGTTGATGTACAATATCATTTAGAGAAAAAAGTTCATGGCATGGCAGAAAGGAAAACAGCGGTATCGTAATGATTACTCCGCTACGGAATTTAATTCTTATTTAAAAACACTCGACGGCGACTTGCCTGACGAGGAAGCAAAGTATTTATTATATAAATTCTTAAGGGCTAATATTGCATTTACCTCTGAGTTATTTTTAGGGGTAAAATTATTTCCATTTCAGGCTATGGCTATTAAGGGGATGATGGTATCGGACTATTCTATGTTCGTATTCTCCCGTGGTATGTCGAAGACCTTCTCTACAGCTATTTATGTATTACTTGAGTGTCTTTTAAATCCTAACGCGAATATTGGTGTTATTGCAGGTAGCTTTAGGCAATCAAAACAAATCTTCCAGAAGATGGAAGACATACTCTGCAAACCAGAAGCGAAGTTGGTAAAAGAGTGCGGAGTTAAAATCACAAAGGGAACTGACCAATGGACCCTCAAAATTGGTAATAGTCGTGCGATAGCCCTTCCGTTAGCTAATGGAGAACGGCTAAGGGGATTTCGATTTAATAGGATAGTACTAGATGAGTTCTTAACAATACCAGAAAAGATATTCAATGAAGTTATTATACCATTCCTTGGCGTGGTGGAAAATCCAATTGAAAGAGAAGAATTGCATAAACTAGAATCCCGCCTAATCGACAAGGGCGAGCTGAAAGAAAATGAAAGGTATGTATGGCCTAATAACAAACTTATAATACTTTCATCTCCATCCTTCAAATTTGAATATATGTTTAAACTCTACAAGAAGTATGAGTCGCTTATACTTGGAGAATTTGATTTAAATAAAAATGATGATGACGAACAAGCAGCTGATGATGCTTATAGATTAATAATGCAATTAAGTTATGATTGTGCTCCTACTAGATTATATGATCAAAACTTGCTTAAACAAGCGAAAGAGACTATGTCTGAAATGCAGTTCAAACGAGAGTTCGGTGCTCAATTTGTGGATGAGAGTGACGGTTACTTCAGATTATCTAAGATGGCGGCTTGCACAATTGCTGATGGAGAATTCCCTGCTGTTGAAGTTGTAGGCAATCCAAGCGATGACTATTTACTTGCTTTTGACCCTAACTGGGCTGGTAACACAAGCGCTGACCACTTCGCTATGCACGTATTTAAGGTTCTGAGAGACGAACAGAAGGTTTGCCTTGTCCATAGCTATGCTTTAGCTGGAGTGTCCTTAAAAGACCATATGAAGTACTTCTTGTACCTTATAGAATCTTTTAACATCGTTGGGATATGCGGTGACTACAACGGAGGAGTTCAATTCATCAATTCTTGTAATGAGAGCCAATTGTTTAAAACAGCTAAGGTTGATATTGGTGTTATAGAAGTAGACTTAGAAAAGCCTGATCAATGGCATAACGATATACTTAGCTTTAAGAATCAATATAATCAGAAAGAAAGAAAGTATTGTATCTTAAGAAAGCCTACAGTCAACTGGATTAGAAGTGGTAATGAGATGTTACAAGCAGCCATAGATCATAAAAGAATACTATTTGCTTCTAGAGCGGTAGACGATCATTTTGACCAACAAAGGAAAAAGAATTTACCTATTGATGAAATAAAGTGGGATAATAAAATTACAGCCACTTCTAGAGGAGCAAAAATGATAGACCTTCTTGATCAACAGAAAAGTAACATTGAACTTACAAAGTCGGAATGCGCTAACATTGAGGTTACTACAAACCCCCAAGGTTCGCAGTCATTCAACCTACCCCAGAACATCCGAAGACAAAAGGGGCCGAATAGAGCACGTAAAGACTCTTATTCTGCTTTGATTCTGGGTAATTGGTTCGCCAAAGTATACTTTGACTCTCTGCACGTTAAGCCTGAAAAAAAACCTACTGCTACATTTATACCGTTTACTATTTGAAAAGTTATAAAGTAACTTTTATAACTTTAGTGTAACAATTGTTAGCATGGCCAAGAAGCGTAAGTATACAAAGAGATCAGAATATTGGAGTAAGTTTAAAGATAGTACTCCGAATCACAATTTAGAAGAAATAACAAACCAGTCTTTGGCAGAAGAGTTCTCTCCTGAACTGGTTGGTGAATCTTTGTATGAGACCACCGCCTCTCGCCTTGCAGACTCCTCAAAGCGTTCTAGCTCAAGGACTAATAGTATTACCCAGAGCTATACTAAAAATAGATTTAAAAACATTGAGGACGGCTTACTCCCATTTGATTACTCTCGTGACTCAGTAAATTCTCGTGATGCTATCCAACTATGCCAGAAAGCTTACTTCAATGTGCCTTCATTCCGTAGTACGATAGATCTATTATCAGATTTTGCTGATTCTGATTTATATTTGCATGGAGGTTCTGAGAAATCTCGTAACTTCATTAATGCTTGGTTCAAAAGAATCAAGATGCATGATTTAAAATCTCAATACTTCCGTGAATACTATCGATCTGGCAATGTGTTTATGTACCGCATGGATGGAAGAATTAAAACCAGTGATACGGGTAAGGTTTTAGAGACTTATGGCGCAACTAAAAATGTACCTATACCCATTAAGTACTTAATCATGAATCCTACAGATATTGCCACTAAAGGTTCTATCTCTTTTAATGACTTTCAATACTTCAAGGTTCTTACACCATATGAAATCTCTAGGCTTAAAGACCCTAAAACAGAGCATGAGGTTGAGATGTATAACTCCTTACCAGAAGATGTACAGGTAAGAATTCAAAATAACACGGCCACAACCACTGAGCGTTTGTATATAAAATTAGCTTCTGAACTACTACATGTAGTATTTGCTAAAAAACAAGACTATGAGCCTCTTTCAGTCCCTTATGGTTTCTCTGTCTTAGACGACATCAATAAAAAATTAGAACTTAAAAAAATTGATCAAGCAATCTCCCGCTCTATTGAAAATGTCGTTCTTTTGGTCACAATGGGCGCTGAACCAGATAAAGGAGGAGTTAACCATAAAGCTCTGGCTGCTATGCAGAACATCTTTAAAAACCAAAGTGTCGGTCGAGTACTCGTATCTGATTATACAACAAAAGCTGATTTTGTTATACCCGATCTTCGTAAGGTCATTGGACCCGAAAAGTATGAGATACTTAATCGTGATATTCAGGAAGGTCTCCAGAATGTTCTAATTGGAGACAATAAGTATGCTGACGGTCAGCTTAAGATGAAGGTGTTTATCCAAAGACTTGAAGAGTCCCGCCAGCAGTTCTTAAGAGATTTCCTCCAGCCAGAAATTCGTCGTATTTGCAAGGCTGCAGGTATGCGTTCTTGGCCTGAAGCGAAGTTTGTCAAAACAGATACTTTGGATAACTCAGACATGACGAAGCTTGCTACTCGCATGATGGAGCTAGGAGTCCTAACCCCTCAACAGGGTATGGAAGTCATTCATACTGGAGAATTTCCCAAATCTGAAGATATGGGTAAGGCTCAAGAAGAATTTAAAGAGCACAGGGAAGAAGGGCATTATTTACCCTTAGTTAATAGCATCAACTTGTATCAAAATGAAGAGGGCGGAGAAGCTGAAAGCACCCCTTCTAAAACTCCACCTATTAACCCTTCTGGTGGGAGACCATTGGGCCGTTCAGATAGCAGCTTCTCTAAAAAGAATATCATTGAAGCTACTAAAATAGTTAGTGAATTTGAACTCAAGGCTTATGCAGACTTTGCAATAAAGTACGGTTTAGATGAATTAGATGAGCAAAGAAAAGATTTAGTCTCTCAAGCTTGTGAGTCCATCGTTGTTTCTAAAGCAAGGGAGGAATGGGATGATACTTTAGCTAGTATTGTTGAAAATATAGAAAACCTTTCTGAACTTAATGTTGATAAAGATGTACTTGATTTAGGATGTAAACATCAACTTGATGATATGTCTGCTGCAATTTTGCATCACTCAACTAAGATTTAAGTGTATAGAATGAATATGGACTTAAAAGATTTTGAGGTAAGCAGTTTTGATTGTAATATCAGGGCGCTTAAAGAGACTGATTATGATAAGTTTGGAGTATCAGAAGGCTCTATCGCGGAAGCTGCTAAATCTTTACTACCTGAAGATTTCGATCCATCAGCAAACGTAGATGTACTTCCTGTAGTATTCAACCTCGCTGTAGTAAATGAATTTAATAAAAACGGCGATGGTATAGATTCAGAAACAGCGGTATCAGCAGTAAAAAGATTTATAAACAAACCTATCAATATTGAACATAAGAAGCATAAAATCGTCGGTCACATGATTAATGCTTCTCTTTCTGTAGAAGAACTTGATTTTAAAGATAACGCTATTGATTCATACGCAGAAAAGGAAGAGCCTTTTTATATAAACGCCGCTGGATTAATTTATAAAAATATTTTTCCAGAACTTGCTAATGCTATTCAGGAAGCGGCTAATGAAGAAAATGAAGAATATCAGAGTATTGCTACTAGTTGGGAACTTGCATTTAAAAACTATAAAGTCGTCTATGGATCAGATAGATTGGACGAGTGTGAAATTGCCGAAGGTTCACAGGCAGAGGAGCTTAAGCAGTATGTAAAGGGGTTCGGAGGCAAAGGAGTTGATGAAGAAGGTACGCCAGTCCATCGTTTGATTTATGGTGAGACTTACCCTTTAGGCGCTGCGTTAACATATAAACCCGCTGCTAGAGTAAAAGGAATTTATACCTCCGAACCAAACAAAGAAGAAAAGACTGTTGATAATTCTTTAGCGGAACAAGATAATATTAATATTAAAAATTCCCTAAAGGTGGAATATGATGTAACAAATAACAAATTCGATATTTTTGATATGGATAAAGAACAATTCGAGACATTAATGACACAAGTTGCCGAAAGCGTAGCTTCAGTAGTCAAGAAAGACGATCAAGCCGCTTCGGTTGGCGAGATTATGCGTGATGCTCTTAACGAGCATTCCGAGAACTGGAAATCTAAGGTACAACTTGAAACTGAAGCTCGTGAGAAAGCTGAAGTCGAGATGGCTGAGTTGAAAGCTTCTTTTGAGGCTGTTCAAACTGAACTATCTTCTCTTAAGTCTGAGGTTGAAGCACAAGCTGCTGTTGAGTTATTTAACTCTCGCATGACCTTTATCGATTCCACATATGAACTGACTGAAGCTGAGCTTAAGTTAGTCGTAGATGAGTTAAAGTCTGTTGAAGCTTCTGATGAAGCCTTCGATACCTTTAAAGAAAAACTTTCTATTCTTTTTGCTAGCAAGACCAAAGAGGCCATTGCAGCTCAGGAGGAAGAAGTCAAAGCTAAGATCGAGGAAGCTATTGCTTCTAAGCTCCAGCAAGACGAGCCTGAAGAGCAAGAGGAAGTTAAAGCTAGTGAAGATGAGTTAGAAATTGAAGAAGTTGAGGCTACTCCAATTCCTAATAATAATGCACAAGCTTCTGAACAAATCTCTTTAGTTGAGAAACTCAAAGAAAACTTCTCTGTTGAAGTAACAAAATAAAAATCTAATTATAATATAAAATTATGGCTAATGAAATTACCAAATTGCTGCCATTTCGCCAATATGATGACAACGATGTTGTTAATATGTTCGCGTATGAAGGCACTACTGTAGGGGCAGGTACTATTGTTAAAGTATCAGCTGCCAATCTTAACGACGATCTTGTTGATCTCGTTGACGGTGGAAGCGCATTCCTGACTTCTCAGGGCAATGCTTACTCTCCACTTGCTGTTAACCCACTTCGTGTGGCTGCTGCTGGATCTGGCGATTCAGCCCTTGGAATCCTAATTCGTGACGTTCGCGACACTGATGAGAATGGAGAGAAGCTTCGCTTTTATCCTGAAAAGAAAGAAGAGCTTCAGTGCGTTCTTTCTGGAGAGTCCGTTCCTGTAGCTTCTAAAGGTATCTTTACCTTTACTGAAGAAGCTTTCACTGGAGCTAAAGTCCCCGCTGTTGGAGTAGATGTCTACGGACACGCTGCTGGAAAACTTGGCATTGCTGGCGGAAACGCAGTAAAAGTTGGTCAGGTTCTCGCAACTGGAACTCGTGCTGCTGGAGACACTC